CGGCATATGGCAACGCAAGTGGAGCAGGCGGTGGCCTGGGCCAAGAGAAGATTGGGTTCTATTGAGTACAAGGGATATTGCCAGAGGTTTGTGTCTAAGTGTTACTCCAGTGGAGCAGGGATGCCCTATGCCAATGCCAGCAGCGCCAAGGTGGCCAGAAGCATGTGGAGGGTGAGCAAAAGCCGGGCCAACGTTCCTGTAGGCGCTGCGGTCTATTTTGACAGCCCTACCTCCCCGCAGTATGGCCATGTGGGCCTGCACATTGGGAATGACCAGGTGATTCATGCCTTTGGAACCGTAAAACAGATGAGCATTGACGCCATCATCGGGTGCGGCTATGCCTGGCAGGGCTGGGGCTGGAACGGCGGCGTCAAGCCCACCGGAGCGGGTACCACTGTCCCGGCGGGGACTTCGGACGGGGGGACAGAGAATACCTCCCAAGGCGAGTCCGTGATCCATATCCCCCAGACCGAAAAGGTCTACACCGTCTATGAGCAGGACACCCCGTATAAGCTGCCGGATGTCTATGCGTATCAGTGGCAGTCCTATGAGAAGAAAACGGTGCTGGACATCTCGGACCGGGTGGGCAGTCCCTCTCTCTCCGACGATTCTGACAGTGTATGCCTGGAGCTGACCTTTCAGGTGCTGCAAGCCACTGGGGAGAAGTATTTTAAGCCCCTGGAAATCCGGCCGGGAGATTATGTCTCCGTGGTAAACACCAACAGCAAGGAATGCGTCTTCACCGGGCAGGTACAGGCGGTGAGTGGGTCCTATCGGGAATCCCTCTCTGTCACCTGCCATGACAACGGGCGTCTGCTGACCACCAATGACGTTATCATCCAGTTTGACAACGTGGCGGCCAAGACTGCGATTGCCCAACTGGCCGCCAAGGTAGGGATTCCAAGTCTTTCCTGCCCGGACTTAATCAGCAGCGTTTATTCCCTGGAGAAAAACAACGCAGCTACCATTGTCCAGGACATTTTGGAGACGGTGACCGCAGAAAACGGGGTGACCTACTTCCCGCGGATGATGGGAAACACCCTGGTGATCCGGTCTTACGGAGACACCTGTGTCCGGGGATTCTGCCGCCAGGAAGAAAACCTGGCCCCCTTTGATGTGATGACGGAGTGTGACGCCCCCCAGGTGGGCTGGGATATCAATGACCTAAAAAATGAAATCGTGGTATACAGTGAGTCGGATAACTCCGCCACGGTACAGGCCAGGGCGGAGGATGCAGCCGCTGTGCGGCGATACGGACGACGTGTGGGCCTGGTGACCTTCTCCGACCAAGACACGGTGACCGCGTCTGCCAAGGCCCAAAACACGTTACGAGAGAAAAGTGTGGTCAAAGAGACGTTTTCCTTGACTACCTATGGCAGTGACCGGATTGTGGCCGGGGTACGGATGAAGGTGGACCTGGCGGAGATCCGGGGGGAATTCTGGGTGACCGCGGTGACCCACGATCTGGGACCGCCCCATAGGATGACTCTGACCATGAGGAGGGCTGAGTGATGAGCTGGGAGCATGCCATCGCCCGGGAATTGAAAAAACGGGACAATCCAGTGTATTATGCCTGGTTTTCCGGGGAGGTGACCTCCCCGGTCCAAACCACAGATGAGGAGGGCCACGTGAATTACTACGGGCCGACGATTGTCTCTTGCTTCGACGGGGCAGTCCAGCTCCGGGCAGACCGGCTCCAGCAGATCCCTGGGGCCGAGCCTTACCACGCCGGACAGCGGGTTGCCCTGCTGGGGCATCCCTTTGCCAAAGAGCCGGGCAGTCAGAAAATTTTGATTTTAGGAGTGGTCACGGATGTTATTTAATCAGACGGAAGAACAACGCCAAGAGATGACCGCCCAAGACGATGGGGTACTTGGCGTCTCCTTTGCCTTTGACTGGAAGGCCGGGCATTATGAAATGGCGGCGGGTTCCCCGGTGGAGATCAGCGGGACAAGGGCGGCCCAGGCATGGCTGCAACAGGTGCTGCGGACCAAACGGGAACGGTATTCCATTTACCCAACAGACTTTGGTGCGCCGGCCCAGACCCTGGTCGGGCAAAAGTATCCCAAGGGCTTTCTCCTGTCAGAGCTGCGGCGGCAGCTGGCAGAGAGCGCGGCTTACTGCCCGGCCATCCAAGATGTGGGCGACCTAAAGCAGGAGGGAGACGCCATCACGGGGACAGTCTCTCTGACAACCCGTTCCGGGGAGCGGCAGGAGGTGTTCCATTTTGGCCCTTGACTTAGCAGAGATTCACCAGCAGATGCTGGATGGGATCGGCGAACGATACCAGAAAACCACAGGCTTCCCGGCCTATGACTTTACCCGGGCATTTGCCATCGCGGTGCTATCCCTGGACAGTGACATCGCCGTTGCTGAGGAGAAGCTGGACCTGGAAAATCTGTCTGGAACAGAGTTGGACACGTTCATCCGGCAGCACAGAGGCCTTTCCCGAAAATACGCCACCTATGCCACAGCCACCCTGCGGGTGGTCACCGGCGGTGGAGACATCCAGGCGGGGAACCTGTTCTCCACGGCGTCCGGCGTAGAGTTTTACGCCATCCAGGATGGGACATACACAGCGGGGGACACCTTTTCTGTACGCGCCTATGTCGGTGGAGAATCTGGCAATGTGGGGCCCAACACGATCACCTATATGCCAGTCACCATTGCAGGCATTGGCGCGGTGACCAACGACGAAGCCGCCACAGGGGGCTATGACGCGGAGAGCGATGAGGAGTTCCGGGCCCGTTATTACAATGACCTGCAAAATCCAAACAACGGCAGCAACCAGCAGGCCTACATCGCCTGGGCCATGTCGGTCCCCGGTGTGGGCCGGGTGCGGATTTTCCCCCAGGCATTGGGCGCGAATACCGTGGAAGTCTGTCTTGTGGACCCCAATATGGAGCCTGCCGGCAGTGAAGTAATCCAAGCGGTACAGGCACTGATTGATCCCAACAAAAATGGCGATGGCAGCGGGGAGGCCCCCATTGGCGCGGTGTGTACAGTGACCACGGCGGAACGCCTGGAGATTGCAGTGAGCGCATCTGTCACCATCGCGGAAGAGGCAGAACTTGGCGCAGTAACAGAGGCGGTAAAGGCCAACTTGACCGATTATCTTCGGGAAATTGCCTTTGCAAAAGGGGTTAGCTATGTCAGCTATGCCCAGATCACCAGCCGGATCAATGCCACGGAAGGGGTTCTGGATCACAAGGATTTGACGGTGAATGGAGGGACCTCCAATGTCCCTCTGGAAGACCGGCAAACCCCTGTGCTGGGGGAGGTGCATCTGACTTGACCGTCAAAGAATTCGCCCTGCGGCAGCTCCATTGGATGGTGCAGAACGATCCGTGGGTACAGGAAATCTTCCTGGCCGGTGGGGAGAGTTTGGATCAGCTGGCGGAACGAATCCTGGCCATTTCCCGCTTTGACAACTTCGAGCTGCTGAACAGGGCCCAAGTCGAATATTATGAAAAAATCCTTGGCCTTCCCCAGGACGACAACA